AGTCGAAGCAACACCTGCAGTAGAGGCAGCACCTGTCGAGGCTGCTCGCCCTACTGTAACAGCGATGTACTACACATCTCCAAGAATCGAAATCACAAAGCGTAACTACTTGGAGAACACACTAAAGGCGAATCTCTTTGGTGATGATGAATCTCGTCAATGGCTACGCGCTGCTGACAACGATCAGACAACAGGTGCAGGATTCATCCCAACACCACAAAGCACACAGCTACTTAACTTCCTTTCTAACGCAGATCGCCCAATGATTGATTCAATCACTCGTGGCACAATGCCAGAATTTGGAAAAACATTTGAGTTGCCTAAGATTACTGAAGTGCCTCTAGTCGATCAGATCGATGAGAATGGTGCAGTTACAGAGTCACAACTTGAAGCATCATATATCACAGTGACAAAGAAGTCTTTTAAGGGTCGTGCAATCACTACTCTAGAATTGCTAACAAATTCAACACCTGCATTTTTAGACGAGCTTCTTGTCCAGATGGAATTTGCTTACGCAAAAGATACTGAAGAATTTGTAACAACAGCTATTCAGGGCGCAGGTACTCTTAACGCAACACCACAGGCTAACTCAGCCGATGGATTGCTCAAGTATGTATCAAGCGCAGCAGCGGCTGTCTATTCAGCATCACTTGGCTTTGGTCGTAACATTATTGTTACCCCACAACAATGGGCTAACATCATGAGCTACAACGATAATGGCCGCCCAATCTACATCGCGGCAAATCCTCAGAATAACGCTGGCGCACTTTCACCACTCAGTGTTCGTGGATCAGTTGCAGGTCTTGACCTTCGTGTATCTCGTTACATGCAAGGTTCTGGTGGAGTAGGTACAGCTGATTATTCAATGGCTGTTATTAACCCAGATGCTTACACATGGTACGAGGGTGCTCGTCAGCAGCTTCGCACTAATGTTAATTCAGACGGAACTGTAGACATTCTACTGTTTGGTCAGGGAGCACTAGCTACTAAGTTAGCAGCAGGCGCAAACTGGTTTAACCTAACCTGATAAATAGGTAACTAAGTCGCTCTGGGGAGTAGTAGCCCTCTACTCCCCAGAGTCTTTAGAAAGGATTGCAAATGGCACTTACAACAGTCGCAGAGCTCCGTAGCACACTCGGAGTTGGTACTTTGTATCCAGACGCTACGCTTCAAGAAGTAGCAGATGCCGCAGATGCAGTCCTTATTCCTATGTTATGGGCTCCTAAATGGTTTAGCGTTGCACACAGCAATGTTGTAGGCACAGGCACTTTATATTTTAATGAAGATATTCGCGACACTTTTTATGTAGGTCAAAGCGTAACAATTGCTAACTCAGGTAATTTATATGCTGGCACTAAAACAATCACAGCAGTTGGAGAATACTCAATTAGTGTCACAACGACACACTCAACAGTTCAGTCTTATCACCCAATTTTTCCTTATGGAACTGTATCTACTGTAACTTACACAGACTGGACAACAGATACAGCAGTACAAAATGCAGCTTTGATGATCGCTGTTGAAATCTGGCAAGGAAGAACCGCTACCCTTTCAGGTTCTAATGCTATCGATTTCCAGCCGTCCCCTTATAGGTTATCAGCGCAATTGCTGGCAAAAATAAGGGGATTGATTTCTCACGCACTAGACCCTCGCTCGATGGTGGGATAATGCCAGTTGCAGTCACTACCCTTCGCACCACATTAGCCACAGCATTAGTCGATAATACAAAATGGCAAACTTTCGCGTTCCCGCCAAGTACCGTATTAGCGAACAGCGTGATCGTGTCTCCAGATGATCCTTATCTGACACCTACTAATAATCAGCATATAACAATTAGCCCAATGGCTAACTTTAAGATCATTATCACTACTCCATTGTTTGACAATGAAGGCAACCTAAATGGCATAGAAGATTTCGTGGTTGGAGTGTTTAACAAACTCGCCGCATCATCTTTGGTCTATAATGTAAGCGCAATAAGCGCACCTAGTATTCTCAACGCTGCTTCGGGTGACCTACTCAGCTGCGAGATGTCCGTCAATATCCTTACGAGTTGGAGTTAATATGTCCGAGTGGGAAAAAGAAAACGAAGCCTTCCTGATCAAAATCGGGCAGGTAGCACCAGCAGTATCCAAGCCAGCATCTACTAAGAAAGACGAGGAATAATCCTAATGGCTGTATTTCTAAATAATCAGGTCGGCGTTAAGATTAACTCTGTTGATCTTTCTGACCATGTAACAGCAGTAACAATCAACCGCGTATTCGATGAGCTAGAAGTAACCGCAATGGGTGACTCATCACACAAGTTCGTAAAGGGCTTGGAATCATCTACTGTAACAATTGACTTCCTAAACGACACAGCGGCAGCAAATGTTCTTGCAACATTGCAAGCAGCTTGGGGAACAACAATCACAGCAGTATTCCTACAGACAAAGGGCACAGCAGTTTCTGCAACAAACCCTCTTTACACTGTGTCATTGCTAGTCAATAACACAACAGACATCAACGGTGCTGTTGGGGATATTGGTACTCAGTCAATCACCTTCACTGCTAACTCAACAGTTGCAGTAGCCACAACAGGCACATTCTAAACAACTAACAAAGGGGCAAACCATGGCAAAACTAAAGATCGTTCGTACAGATGGAAGCGTGCTAGAAGGCGAGATCACTCCAGCAGTGGAGTACTCATTTGAGCAGTACGCTAAAAAGGGCTTCCATAAGGCGTTCCGCGATGAAGAAAAGCAAAGCGATGTCTATTGGTTAGCATGGGAAGTAACACGCAGGACAGGTGAGACTGTTAAGCCGTTTGGGATCGAGTTTATCGAGACACTTAAAAGTGTTGAGGTGCTTGACTCTGACCCTTTAGCTTAAAGCGCGATCTTCCATTCACCTACCTAATTGCTAGGCTAAGCATAAGGTTGGGAATCGCGCCACAGCAATTGTTAGAACTAGATAAGACCATGTTTGATGCACTTCTGCAAGGTCTCAAAGATGAAGCGAAGGAGGTCAGTGATGCCAGCAAGCGTAAAGGGCGGCATTAAACTCCGTAAGGCTTTGCGCCAGTTCAGTCCTGATCTTGCTAAGCAATTACCCAAAGATGTCGCAGCAGCTCTTAAGCCAATTACTAAAACTGCTAAAGGTTACTTGCCGGATGATAATCAAGTGCTAAGCGGCTGGCTACCTAGAGAGAATTCTGCTGCTCGCTTTCCTAGTTACAATGCACGCATTGCCAAAGCCGGGATCGGTTATAAGACCACACCTTCCAAGGCTAATCGCAGAGGTTTTAGATCACTTGCTCGGGTATTTAACAAAAGTGCTGCTGGTGCTATTTATGAAACTATGGGTCGCAAGACTCCGACATCTCGCTTTGTGCAGAATCAGAATGGCAAGTATGGATCTCAAATGAAGGGCGAGCAGAAGATGGAAGGCCGCGCCCTGTTTCGTGCTTATGATGAAAACAATGGCAAGGCTAGAGAAGCAGTACTAAAAGCAATTTCAGATGCAGCCAACAAATTAAACGCGAGAGCAAAGGTATAACTCATGGCTAATGTAATGATTGACATTGCCGCGGAGTTCGTAGGCAATAAGGCTTTTAAGCAAGCAGACACAGCAACAGACAAACTGACTAAGAATGTCAAAACACTTGCTAAGACTTTTGGCTTGGCTTTCAGTAGCGCAGCGGTCATTGCTTATGGCAAGAACGCGATCAAGGCTGCCGCAGCAGATGAGAAGGCACAGAACCAGTTAGCACTAGCTCTACGCAATGTCGGGCTTGGCCGAGATGCAGCATCTTCAGAAGCCTACATTCAGAGATTACAAAGCGAATTCGGCATTCTTGATGATGATCTTCGCCCGGCTTATCAGGGTTTAGCGGTAGCGGTTCAGGATACTCAGGAAGCACAGAGACTTCTTAACCTTGCTCTAGACATTTCAGCCTCAACTGGCAAGGATCTTGGATCTGTTACAGCAGCGTTGAGCAAGGCTTATCTTGGAAACAACACAGCCTTATCTAAGCTCGGTGTTGGAATATCTAAGGCTGATTTAAAGTCTAAATCTTTTAAGTCCATTACAGATGATTTAACAACAACCTTCGCCGGATCTGCCACAGCAGCGGCTAACAGTTACCAAGGTTCGATAGATAAACTAGCAGTCGCTTCTGCTAACGCCTCCGAGATTATTGGCACTGGCTTGATTGATGCCCTAAAAGGCTTAGGAGATCAGGAGTCAGTCGATGATCTTGCTAAAAATATGGAAGCGGCTGCTTTGTACACAGCCGATGTCATTCGTGGTATTGGCGTTCTAATA